AGGTCAACCAGTCTTTCATTGGGCCGACAACAGGACACCACCTTTCAGATTTGCTGAGGTTGTGAAAGAAGTCTACCATAATTGGAACGAGCCTCTTGTTCTTGTTGAAGGTAATGGTGTTGGGCAAGTTGTGCTTGGATTGCTCGGACAATGGGAAGTAGATCTTTGGAAAGACGATGCTGGTAAGAACTGGCAAACAGGCAAAACAAGTAAGGCACAAATCCTTGAACGCCTCAGAGAAATGATTGAGCGCCATGAGCTTCGCGAATTGGAAGGAACACTTGTTGACCAATTATGCTCACTGGTTCCAAATGCTTGGGGCGGTGCAGCAGCTCCAAAGAAACAACATGATGACCTTGTTATGAGCTTTGCACTTGCTCTCGAAGCTCGTGAAGCAGTCCCACGGTTTGTGGATGAAGGGCGGCGTGTTGGAATGATTGATCGATGGAAAACAAAAGTACGGGCACAACGCATCAGGCTCGCAAAGTTGCCATTCAGGCCTGCTAGTTTCGGTGACGGTGGAAAAAGTAATAATTACAAGAGGAGATTCTAATGGCCAAAATTTCTGTCACAAAAGAAAATATTAAGACAATCGTGCAAACACACGATCAATACTGGGACGACCGCAAGCCTGATCTTTATAAGCATAAGCGCGCTTATGAAACGCGTTTTTGGGAGGACATGAACAATGACAGGACACAGATTGTTATTGAAACTGCGGATGCATTTGGTTACATTGAATCTTATGTGAATAGCTTGTTCACACGTAATCCTGGTGTCATTGTAAAGAAAGGCATCCACGGTGGTGGAGATCCAAAGAAAGCCGGTGCTCTTGCAAATAGTTTCCTCCTCAGCCAGCGCGAGGTTATTGAAGATGCAGCACGATTGGCGCTTATTTTCCCTTGTTCATTTCTAAAAATGTGCCCAACTGAAAGTTCAGATCCTCTCCGTAGAATTAACGCAGTTGCGGTTCCTCCTTGGGAAGTTATTCTTGACAGACAGGCTCGCCGTTGGGATGAGCAGAAATACGTTGGCCACGTTTATTGGATTCCTCTTTCAGATGCTTACGATAAATTTGGAACAAAAAAATTTGATGCAATGGAACTTGAAGAATTCTTTGATGACCGCGACCGTCGTGAAGTTGATGAGCGTCCTGAAGGTGATGATCTTTTCAAATATATTCGTGTTGTTGAAATTTATGATCTCTTAAATGCTCAGCTTTATTTCTGGAGCGATCAGTACAAAGGTGGAGACGAATGGATTGAGAAAGGTCCTAGCCCTTTCTACAATAGCAATGGTGAGCCTCTCCTCAGCATTATTCCAATGTATTTCAATAGAATTCCAGACCGCCCACTTGATGGCTATAGCGCGATGAGCCGCATTTATGACCAGGTTTTTGAAACCAACGTCATTCGCTCTTTCCAAGCAAATGCAGTCAGAAAAGCAAGTCGTCAGTACCTTGTTAAGAAAGGAGCACTTGATGAAGAGCAGATGTCACAAATCACCTCAGGTATCGACGGTGTATTTATTGAAGTTGATGAAGACACACTTAGTGGAATCATTCAGCCTGTTCCTCAAAATCCAATGCCTTCAGAGCTCCAGCAGTATTACCAAATGGTTCAGCAGGATAAAGAGAAAGGAAGCATGTTTGCTCCTTTCACAAGAGGAGAAAGCTCAAGAGCTTCAGCAACTGAAATTGTTGCGCTTGCTGCTTATACTTCGTCTGAGGTTGGTCGTATGGCTCGTGAACGTGATAAGAGCATCGAACTAATTTCTAAGACTTACCTTGGTATGATGGGCTTATATCTACAAAGCGAATCTCCAGAAACAATTCTTGTTGATGGTGAGCTTCACTTCGTCAGATCATCTGATTTAAACGATGATTTCGTCATATACGCGCTCGACCAAGCATCAACACCAATTAGCGAGAGCGTACGTAAGCGTGAATTCTTGCAAAGTGTTCCGCTTCTTCAAAGCCTTGGTGTTCCAAACAGCGACTTGCTTGCTGAGGTTGTACGAACACTTGGGCTGCCCGATTCAATACTTCAAAATGTTCCAAAAGGTATTTCATCTCCAGGAACTGTAGGCGCTGGTGAAGGTCAGATTGATGTTCTCCCAGATACACAAGAAGCAGGATCTCCCGGCACACTTGCAAGAACAGCTCGAGGCGGTGGGCCCAGCGGACTTAAAGGTGTAATCGGCTAATCATGAAATATAATAACATTATGACTACTGGCATCTATAAAATTACTTGCAAAGAAACTGGTCACTGCTACATCGGACAGTCAAAAAACATTGAAAAGCGTTGGAAGGCGCATCAAAAGAAATGCTTTCCTCCTCAGTCCTTCGACTATGAAATACTTGTCACATGCCCCATTGCAGACCTTAATGAACTTGAAGTACTTATGATAAAGACTTTTGATAGCCACCACAATGGTTTCAATAAAACTATTGGGGGCACAAGTATTAAAACAACACACTTAAATGCTAAGACACTAGCGAAAATATCTGCGTCACTTACAGGTCGTACACTTACTGATGAACACAAAGCAAATGTATCTGCGGCTGTGAAAAATGCCCCTAAGTTTCAGTGCCCCTACTGTTTTAAAGTGATGGGCGTTTCCAACTTAAAGAGATGGCACGAAGACAATTGCAAGTTTAAAACTATGGAGAAGAACTAACATGCCAATTTATGCTTGGGGCTGCACATGCTGTGGCCGAGAACACGAAACAATAATGTCATATGAACGTTCAGAAAAGGTTGAAGTTCTTTGTAAGGGCTGCAATCTTGTCATGAAGAAAAAAGTTAATGTCCCAGCTTTTACACCAAGTGGTTGGGGCGACCAAACTGGGACATATGGTGTAAATGGAAAATACAACAAAGGTCTTGGATGTTATGTTAATAATGACAGGCACGCAGAACAAATCGCAAAGAGCCGTGGGCTTGTTCCATTCAGTGAAGCTTTCTCAGGCCGCTCTTTTGAATCATTAACTGATTCCCATATGGACAGCCACTGCACTGAAGCATTGAAACTTGAAGCAGATTCAGTTGCAGTGCGTGACCGTGTAGCGGCTGGTGCTGATCTTGGTGAAGCGTTCGCTGAGGTATATAGCGTTGATAGAATGAAGCAGGATGGTCTGCTTTCAGATGATGTTCGTGGTTAATAATTAAAGAAGGAGAAACACATGGCAAATCCGATGTCAGAAATGTTAATGATGGAAATGTCACCAGCTGATGATGGTGGTATGAAAGCTGCAAAAGAACTTGATGTAGTTGAAGACGAAAATGTCCGTTCAGCTGCGCCAGTTGTTACTATAAAAGCAAGAACAGTTAAGAGCCTCCTTGACGCAACTAACAAAGTTCTCGGAATGTTTGGAGCAGAACCTCTCCAGATTGTTGCTGTTGAACTAGAAGGCGAAGAGCTACCAGTTCCAGTCATTAAAGCATTGTCAATGATTAATGCTGCAATGAATGACTACATGGGAGAAGACGCTGTTGACATGGCTGCAATGGAAACTGACAAAGGCGCTCTTATCGAAATCGCTAAGCTCCAGAAAGTTTTGTCTGATAAAGGCTTTAAGAAGTTCCTCACATCAGCTCCAAAGGCAGAAACTGTAGCGACTGAAATGACTGAAGATATGGGCGAAGAAGTTGATGAAGTTGATGAAGATGCAATGATGATGAGAATGTAATAACAAAAAAAGGAAAACAAAATGGAAAACACTGAGACTGCCACAGGCACTACCTCAGTCGCCGAAGCAAATGCTCCCGCAACTGAGAACACTTCAACAGACGGGAGCTATAAGCTCAACGATCGTATATCACAAGCAATGAACAAAGCGATTGCAGGTGCTCCTCCAAAGACACCTGAATCTCTCAGCATTGAAGATCTGTCTAATGCACAACTTCCAGAAGGAGAACACAAAGGCATCGATTATAATCGTGTCTTAAAGGAACTGCCTGAAGATGCACAGAAGCTTCTTGCAAATATGAGATCTAGCTTTACCAAAAAAACACAAGAACTTGCCGAAGAAAGGAGATCACTAAATGCACAACTTGAAGCCCTCAGCAAATCTGGATTCTCTGAAAAGCTTAATGAAGTTGCTGAACGTAATACTGAACTTGATCCATACGACACTAAATCTTTTGAGGCCAAAATCCAAGAAGAGGTAGCTCGTCGCATGAGAGAAATGGTTCAGCCACTTGAAGACCAGTACAAGCTCGATCAGATTAAATTAAAGTATGATCGCTTCAAGTCTGAAAATCCTGACTTGCTTCAGCCTGAAATCAAAAATAGTGTTGCAAAACTTCTAAATGAAAATGCAGCTCTTGACCTTCCAACAGCTTATAAACTTGTGAAGGCAGACATTATCTTAAAAGAGCGTGAATCTCAATCTTCTGAGCTTGCATCTCTTCGCGACGCTGCAAAACAATTTGGATTGAAGACTTCAACAGGTCGCAATACCTCAACAATGAAGCCACCTCAAGGAATGAAGGCTCACGAAATTTATCAGTGGTATGAAAGAGCAAAACAGTCAAAGTAATTGATAGATTTTAAAGTTCGAATTTGCATAATAGTTATTTATTAGAAAGCCCCGTAGGGATAACTTTCTAAATCTCGGCCCCAGATTTTCTGGACAAGCCTTTCACAGTTTCCGACTAGTAATCAATTAACGTCCCTACGGGACAAGGAAAAACAAAATGGCTATCTCAAATGATATTCTCAGCTCTACGCTCAGAATCCTCCTAGACTATGAAACCGACAACTTGTTCAAGAGCGTTCCACTTCTCGACCAGATGAAGAAGCAGGGCGGTATCGAATACTTCGACGGCGGCAAGACCGTTGATGTTCCTCTAATCCTCGCAGAGCATTCAACCATTACACAGCTCTCAACTGGTTATGAGCCTGTCAACCTTGCTGTTCAAGACGCAATGAGAAACGGAACATACAACTGGTGTGACTTCGTTGCTCCTATCGTCATTAACAAAAAGGAAGAGCTTTCAAACCGTGGCGACCGCGCGATTGTTTCTATCGCCGAAGCACGTATGAAGAGCGTTATGGGATTGCTCAAGCGCGAATTTGAAAAGCAGACTGTGAAGGGAACATCAACAATCCTCAGTGAGCTCGCCACACTTAACGGTGGCGTTGCTGGTGGTTTCCTTGAGGACCTTGCATTTGGTTCACAGACCAACACTGTTGGTGGTATTGTCAAGTCCAGCTTCCCTGGCGACTACCAGAACCAGTTCATCGT